CCGACTTCGCGTTGCAGCCGAGCATGTAGCCGCCGCCGGCCAGGAGCGAGTCTTCGACCACCACGTGGTTGTTCGAGCAGTCCCCGAAGATCAGTGAGGTCTCGCCGTGTTCGTTCAGCAGCGTCGAGTCCCTGACCGTCGCGTCCTCGTCGCAGAGATAGACGTTCTCGGAGTGGTTGCCCGGATAGGAGGCGTCCACGATGACGTAGGAGCCTTCGATCGTCACCGGCCCCTCGATGTTGTCGGGGGTGCCATGGACGAAGGATCTGATGATCTTGAAGCCGGAGTTCGCGTAGTGGTTCCACACGTTCGACTGCGGCGCGTTCGTCTTCGACCCGTTCCCGGCCAGCTCGGAGTCTTCGATCGTGACATCGTCGGCGCCTTGGGCCAGGCTGACCCCGGTGGTGCCGCCGCCTCCCGCGGTGGGCTTCACGACCGAGTCCACCAGCTTGCCTCCACTGCCGGTGAAGATGACGCCCGTGGCTTCGACTCCCGAGACCGTCTGGCCGGCCTTGACGGTGATTTCGCCGACCTTGCGGAGCGCGGTGCCCGCGGGGACGCCCACGGTGCCGGGGTCCGGGTAGCCGCAGGCGCTCGGGTCCGGGAAGCAGTGCAGCGAGCGCGTCGGTTCTTCGTGGGGAGGTTCTTCGACGGGCTGTTCGGAGCTGCCGCGAGGGCCTTCAGGGCCCTGCGGCCCGGCGATGCCCTGCGGCCCCTGCGGCCCCTGCGGCCCGACCGCCCCGGCGGGACCTGATGGCCCGGGCTCGCCCTGCGGACCTGTGGGACCCTGCGGTCCGGGCACTGGGGCGCGGGCTTCGAGGGCCGCGATCCGACCTTCAATCCTCGCGACCGCCGCCCAGAGGTTCTTCCCCTGCTGGGTGACGCGCGCGTCCTGATTTCGGTCCCGTTCCTGCTGGTTCGTTGCCCCGACCACGACGGCCGGGGCGATCACCAGCGCCGCGACGAAGAGGGCGAGTGCGAGAAGCGTCTGGCGCTTCATCCGGCTGCCCTCGCACGGACGGTCGGGGTGAAGCTCTCGGTGGTGTTCGCCGCGTTCATGACGCGGGCGGCTCCGCCTGCCTGCAGGTTCCAGGCGGCGATCAGTTTCGCGCCGACCGACATCACGCAGCTTTTGACGCCGGCGGGCCAGTCGGTCGCGTCGCCGGTTTCCCAGGTCTGTTTAGCGAGGGAGATCGCACCGTCTTCGGCGCTCGGCACTTCCTCGGTCTGGGCTTCATAGCCCGTGCCGGCTGCCACGCCGTAGCCGCCGGCGTGGGTGGTTTTCGCGGTGAATTCGTCCACCTCTTTCGTGGACAGATCGAAGCTCGCCATCTGGCCAGGGAGGCCGTTGAGGACGAGCGTGTCGCCCTCTTCGAAGGTGATGGAGTCGGCCATCGTGAACTACCTCTCCGCCCCACGGCCGGGTTGCCGCAGGGCACTCATGGGGGATTGGGCTACTCGCCGTCGCCGGTACTCTCGGCGTCGGCCAGGGCCTTCTCGACCGCGGCGCGGCCACGGACCTTCGAGCCGTCGGGCAACTCGTAGTAGCCGCCGCCGAGGGGCTTGGCCTTCGACAGCAGGTCGTCGTCGACAGGCGGCGCCGGATCCGGCGGGAGGTCGCCGTCGGACTCCGACTCGCCGTCGCCGGTACTCTCGGCGTCGGCCGCGTCGCCGGGCGTCTCTGTCTCGGTCTCCGCGGGCTGCTCGCGCAGCTCGGCGACCTCGTCGGCCAGAGCTTTGGCCGACTCGACCAATGCGGCGTGCTCGGCCTTCAGGGCCTCGTAGGCCTCGGCCAACTCGGCGTCGGACATCTCCTCGGCCTCTTTGACCTCAGCAATCTGGCCCAGACGGAGGAGGGACGCGTAGTTGCGCCCCTCCTCGTCCGGCACCGGCTCACCGGGGGCGATCGTCCCGTCGCCCCACTTGAGGTGCTGTCGGGCGACGTAGCCCATCAGGCGACAACGTCCTCGAAGAAGATGCCGAGCTCGGAGGCGACGACTTTCTGGTCGGACGCCTCCTTGATCTGCATGACGTCGGAACTCGCGAGCCCGTCGCGGCCGCGCTGGATGGTCCCGCCGAACGCGTTGGTCTCGCCGGGGATCAGGCCAGTCCACGCGAACGTGTAGCCGCCCGAGGGCTGGTCGATCGCCGGGGCGGGCGCCGCGTAGACGAGGAGCATGTCCTTGCGGCCGACGATGAAGTCGATGGCATCCGCGGCCCCCTCCTTCGCTTTGTTGATGACGCCACCCGGCACGAGGACGCGATCCACGCCGAAGAGCTCCGCGAGGAGCTCGGCGGTGACGATCCCCCGCTGGGTGTATTTGATGACGTCCTTCACCTCCGGGTGGTTTTTGATCTTCCGAAAGGTGTCGCGACCCAGGACCAGCGTGTTCGGCTCGTAGCCGGTGGTGCTGGCGATTTCATCGCGGTTCTCGTCGATGAATTCGATCGGTTCCGAACCCGACTGGTCGAACTGCAGGAATTCGCCTTCGCCCGGTTCTTTGGCCTTGCCTTTCAGGTCCAGGCCCCAGACCCCGGTCTTGAAGAACGCTTCGGTCCAGAGCCGGTCGTTGTGGATCATCACCTGCGTGGTGAGCAGGTTGGCGGCGGCCTTGTCCGGGTCCATCGGCTGGTCCGCGTTTTTGCGCGTCCGGTCGTCGATGGTGGTCTCCAGGCCTTCCTCCTCGCAGAGATAAGTGCCCTCGGACTTATTCACCCCGGCGCTCGGCGGGCGGCCACCGAGCGGACGAGGGCCGACCTCGTCACGGAAGAAGGACCCCTTGTCCCAGATTCCGTATTTGTCCGAGGCGTTGTTGACGCCGACGATCGGGAAGACCTGTGGCGCAACGAATTTGCGCGGGTCCTGCGCCCAACCGACCGACATGTTCGTCAGCCAGCGGTCGACGTGGAGGTCCGCCGGGCCCGGCTGATCCTTGTTGATTTTCGTGACAGCGCTCATGAGCGTTATCTCCTTCTGGGGTCAGCCGGGGCTACGCGCGCCCGGCGGTCGGGGTGGAGAGGAAACGGGCGAGCTCGCCGGCGGCGGCCTCCTCGACAGCGAGTCCGATCACGCGGGAGCCGAGGGCTTCGACTTTTTCTTCCTCGATGACGGTCGCGGTGGCGGCGACGAGCTTGCCTTCCGCACCCGCCGAGACGAGTTGTCCGGCTTTGATGTTCCCGCCGGCGACTGCCTTCGGTTCACCGCCGTTGGCATAGGTCGCCTGCGCACCTTCGGGGGCGTTCTCCTGGAGGGAGAACGCGATGTCTCCGGCTCCGGCGAGGACGAGCTTTCCGGCTTCGTTCAGCTTGACCAGGCGGAACTGCTTCGTCGACAGGTCGGCACCCGCCGGGGCGGTCGCGAGGTGATGGGAGGCTAGGCGCTGGGTGGCCATTTGAGGTTCTCCTTCTGGGTTGGCCGGGGCCGCCTAACGGCGGACCTCGGCGAGGTAGGCGGCCTGCAGCTCGGGGTTTTCGTCCCCGGCCTTTTCGAGGGCCTGCTCCGGGGTGAGCGAGGAGTCGGACTTGCGGATCTCCTCGGCCTTCTGCTTGAGCTGGGCGAAGGCGTCCGCACCCGGCTCGGTGACGCCGTCGGCGCCGGCGGTCGAGAAGAGCTCGCCCTTCTCGATGCCCTCGTTGGTGGCCTTGAGCAGCGTCTCCAGGGCCTCGTAGGACTCCTTGGGCAGCTTCTCGCTGGCTTCCTTCAGGATCGGTCCGAGGTCGTCGGCTTTGGTCGGGAGCGAGTCGAAGGCCTCGGCCTTGGCGACGAACTCCTTATCGAGGCGCGCGTCGCGCTCGGCGTCTGCCTTCGCGATCGCTTCGTCCGCCTTCTTCTGGGCGGCAGCGGTGGCGTCTTCGGCCTTCTTGAGGGCGGCCTTGGCGGCCGGCGACAGGTCGGCCTTCTCCAGCTCGGCCTTCTCGGTGGCCTTCTCGATCGCGGCCTCGACCTCGGCGACGGCGTCCTTGGAGACGCCCGCCTTCTTGAGGGCGGCGACGAGCTCGGAGGCGTTCTTGGCCTCCAGCGACGGGCCCTCGGCCTCGGGCAGCTCCAGCCCTGCGGCCTTGACGACATCGGCGACGATCTCCGGGGTCAGGTCGCCCTTGTGGGTGGCGAGCAGGCGGGCGACGCCGTCCAGCGCGAGCGCGGCCTGCTCGGAGTCGGCGGCCTTCTCGACGAGGGCAGGTAGCGTGTCGGCCTTCTCGACGGCGTCGCCGAGCTGGTCGATCAGCTCCTTGGTCAGTTTCGACATGCGGTGTCCTCCTTCGGACGGGTGATCGGAGTCGCGCTTCCACAGGTAGAAGCGCATGGGTTCGGACTGCTCGACGGCGTCACGACAGGCGGCCCTGTCGACCAGCGACACGAACTCGACGTCGAGACTCTTGAGTTGGGGCATGGGGCCTCCTTGGCTCGCGAGCGAGCCGACGGGAGTGGGATGAAGTGCATGGCGGGCTAGGCCGCGTCGACCCGTTCGGCGGTGCCGCCGATCGAGTAGCCGGTCAGTTCGCCCTTGACGATCTGCTGCCAGATGTCGGCGTCGGCGACGTGGCTGGCCATCACCCAGGAGCCCTTCAGGACCGGGCGGCCGTGGTATTCCATGTCGGACGGGGCGATGAAGCTCTCGACCGGGACGGCGCCTGCGGCCTCCTCGGAATGCTGCACGTCCTGTAGGCGCGACTCGGCGAGGTAGCGGTGGGCGGCCTGTTCGATTTCCGCCGCGGTGACGATGTCGCCCTGTGAGTCGGCGACGTCCGGCTGCATAACGACGCCGTAGACGATCTGCGCCGCGTCGTCCTTCCACAGCTCGGTCGTGAAGGCCTTGTCGACCTTCTCGGTCTTCGTGGCTTTCGACGGCGCCGCGGCGGACCCGGCGTCGGCGCGCTTCTGGAAGAGGGTCTTGAGGCTGGGCATGTCGCTCCTGTCGTGGGCCTTCTTGCCGATGAGGGGGAAGTCGAGTCGTTCGCCGGCGACCACCAGGGAGAGCGCGTTGAAGGCCAGCGCCAGATTCGGCACCTGCGGCTCGGTGTGGTCGTAGGCGAGCGTGATGTGCGGGGTGAAGCCGTGGTCGGTCGACGGCCGGAAGCCGGCGCCGGTGATCGCCTCACACACGCACTGGCGGAACTCGGGCAGCCCGGGCACGTCGGGCGACACGTAGGTGACCGGTTCGGGCCCGGCCGTGAAGTGGCCGATCCCTGCGATCTCGCCGGTGAGCGGCGGCAGCGACGCAGCGCACCCGGCGACGACGGTGGCCAGCGCTTCGACATTGCCGAGGTCAACGGCCGCGCCGAGGAAGGCGAGCGTCAGGTGTAGCTCCTCGGCCGGTTCGCCGCCGGGCTGGGCGATCGCCTCGGCGACCTCGCGCGGCGGGTAGAGCGCGACCATCGCGCCCGTCTGCTGCTCGGCCTTGGTGAGGAAGGCCACGGTCATCCGATCAGCAGCGCCAGCGCCGCGACGACCGCGATATGCCACACCTGGTCGTTCCAGATCCGCACGTCGGCGCCGATGTCCATCAGAGGGAGGTGGCTCGGGTCCGGTTGCGTCTGCCGGATCAGCTTCGACCACGCCTGCACCGGCCAGCGCGTGTCGATGATCAGGTGGGTGATGCCTATGGCGAGAGCCCCGTACCAGGGGAAGACGAGGAGCTGGGCGGCGCCGTGGATTCCGGCGTGGACATATGCCGCCGGGTGGCGATCCCACCACGGCCCTTCGCCGCGCATTGGCAGGAGGTATTCGTCGCCCGTCAGCGAGTTTTCGCTGTACACCGTGACGGCACGCGGGCGGCGCTTCATCTTGTTCACCGCCATCCACTCGTTCTGGCCGAGCCAGTCGAAGACAAGGTGGACGACGACGCCCCAGATCAGCAGATCAGTCGCGCTCATGCGCCGCCTCCGAACACCGGGAGGAGCTGAAGCGTCCCCTGCGGGTGCTCCTTCGCCGCGATCTCCCGCGCCTCCTCGAAGCTGACCTTCTTGCCGTTCCGCGCTTTGCACTCGGCATCGGAGGTCGCCAACAGACCGTCCATCAGCTCAACGCCGGTCACTTCCGGGTGGGCTTCGTAGGCCGCCAGCGAGGTCAGCCGCTGCGCATTCGCCGTCTCGGTGCGGGCGATCAACTGCGACCGGTAGGCCGACCCTGCCTTGTGGAACTTCCCGGCCGGGACGTAGCTGCGGATCCGGTCGGCGGCTTCCTTCCATCCCTCCTTGGCCTCCCGCGCGTCGGCGAGGGCCTTGAAGATGGAGTCCTGCAACTGGTCTTCGATGTCGAGCATGCCGACCCGCAGGCCCCCGTCGCGGAGGATCTGCGCGCGCTTGGCGGCGGTCAGCTCCACCTCGGTCGAGCGCCCCTCGGCGCCGAGTGAGTCCTTGAAGGTGGAGATGACGCGTTCGGCGACCTTTCCGTAGTGGCCGAACCATTCACGGGCCAGCTTGCGGGCGAAGCCTGCGAGGCCGACCTGCGCGATGACGCTGCGCGCCGTGGTCCGGTCGTCGTCGGTTACCTCCTTGCGGACGGTCTGTTCATAGGCCCGCGCCGCCTCCTCGCCGAACTCGCGCAGGGCCTCCGATGAGGTCCGCGCCAACGATCGCTCCAGCAGGTGCCCGTCGGCGACATAGGCCCTGCCGAGCGCGGGCATGTCATCCACACCCGGCCCGGTGTCCGCCTTCTCCGCCTCCACGGCCGCCGGCGTCGGCAGGCCCGCTTCGCGGAAGAGCGCGGCGAGCAGGTCGTTGTCGGGCCAGATGACGGCACCCGAGAGCGCCATTCGTTCGAGCATCAGCGTCACCGCGTCGAGGTCCATCCGGCGGGTGGTGCCGTGGACCAGCTTGGGCGGATCCTCCACGCTGAACCCGTTCAGCTTCAGCAGGCGTGGGATCGCGTAGTTGTTCATCACCGCGGCGATGCCGTCGAGCCAGGCGTCCACGGCGGCGCCGAAGATCTGCGACTTCACATCGAGCATCGAGTAGCTGCCGACCTTGTCCTGGCCGATCAGCAGCATGTCGGCGAGGATCGTGGTGGCGATGTCGAGTTTGTAGCGGCGGATCACCTGGTCGGTGTCGATCTGCCGTGACCCACCGGTGGTGGCGAGTTCGAACTCCCACCCCGCCGGGATCAGCAGGCCCTCGTCCTCGTCGCGCTTCACCGTGGTGACGAGATCCTGCGCCGCATCGACGATCGCTTTGTTCGCCTCGGCCTGGAAGTCGAAGCCATCGGGGGCCTTCAACGTCGGGATACCCGCGAGGTCGCGCTCGATCCCGATCGCCTCGATCTCTTCGATCGTCTTCTTGCGGTACCACGCGACGTAGGCGTTGCGGAGCATGGAGCGGCCTTCGGGATTGCCCTTGGTCGTCTCGGTGCGGAACAGCAGCGCCTTCTCCATCGGGATGGTCCGCAGCCCGCCGGTGGGCGGTAGTTGCTCCATCCCTTCGATGCCGCCGGTCTCATCGATCAGCCAGCGCGAGAGCGTCTCCTGCGCGCGGATCGGGAGCTTGCGCCAGCCGATCTTGCCGTCGTTGAACTTCGAGGTCGGGAGGGGGCGGCCGTCAGGGCCTTTGCCCCTGGGTTCGGGCCCTTGGCGCTTCTTGTAGACGATCTCCGACAGCTCCCAGCCGTACTGGAGCATCGTCATGACCTCGGAGATGAAGTCCTCCCAGGTGCCGGACATGTCGTCCATGCACTCCTCGACGAACTCGGCGGCGGCGGGATCGGCTCCCTCCTCCACCGTCCATTCGACGCCGCGGGCGAGCATCTTCACCGCGAAGAGCAGCGCGCCGACCGTCGCGTCGTTGTCGGCCATCTCGCGCCAGACCCTGGCGGCGCGGCCCTGGCCGGCGAGCTGGCGCAGCCACTCCTCGGCGACGAAGCCGCCGTACTGGCGCAGGCCGGTGACGCCGAGCTCGGCGAAGGCCTCAGACGGCGCCTTGTAGACCGCCTGGCGCCGCTTCTGGACGAGGGACGGCATCACGCCGTCAGCCACGTCGGGCCTCCTCGCGCTCACGTCGCGCGAGCCGCGTCCGCCGGCGCGCAGCCTTGGCCTCGTCGCGCTGATGGCGCGTGCGGTTGTCGGCGCGGGTGCGCTTGGCGTGGCGGGACATGGTCCTCCGGTCGGTGTGGGGGTCTAGTGGCCGGGCGCCCGCTGGTGGCGGAGCGCTTCGGCCCACTCGGGGGAGATGCGGCGCGGCGGTGCGGGCTCGGTCCTCGCGGGCCCGGGCTTCGCCGCGGCGGCCCGGTCCATCTCGTCGATCAGGCGGCGGGTGCAGGCGCGGCACGAGCAGTTCGGGATCGCGAGGCCGGTGTGCAGGCACATCAGCCCGACCGCCATCACGCCCCCACGTACTCGCGACGCTTCTCGGCCACCATCTCGGCGATGGGCGGCGTCTTCGAGTGGTCGCCGTCGCAGACGAGGCGGAACCGCCCGGTCGGCAGTGAATCGTCCGGGCGGATAGGCACACCCCGGAAGTCATCCCAACCCAGGCGCTCGACCTCGAAGGGGTTCAGGAGGATCGCGGTCAGGGGCGAGCCGCAGTTCCCGTTGTGCTGCACGACCGCCGCCTGGAGGGCGGCGAGGTTCTTGGCGGCGGCGCTCACGCGGGCACCGGCGCCAGCGGGCCGCCGAAGTGGTGACGGGCGCGGTCGAGCAGGCGCCCGAGCGCTCCGCCGATTCGCCTGCGTGCTCCGTGCATCTCACCCTCCCTCGGGTCGAAGTATTCGCCGGGCGCCCTGACCCGCGGCTCCAGCAGGTCGCGCGCGCATGGAGTGGGTCGCTTCGTCCGCTGGCGCTCCACGCCGCGGCCCGGCCTGTGTGGGTATCTCGGTGAAGTTGTCAGCCCACCCCGCGGTGACGGCTCGCGCGCTTGCCGACTATCGGCGCGGTCACCGGTGGCCCCTGCAGGTAGGACATCGCCTGGCTCATCGCGTCCACCTGGTCGTCGTGCGCGCCGTTGGGGAAGACCGCATGCTCGTGCATCCATTCGTCGACGCGCGTCGGCTCGAACTCCAGGCGGCGGTGGTTGCCGGCGTCGTCGGTCCACTCGATCGGCGGCGGGCACGGGATGAACTCGGCGTCGGGCAGGTAGATGTTCCCGGCCTCGGCGATCGGTTCGGCGGCCGCGGCGCGGACCTCCTTGCCGCCTTCGGGCTCGACCGGGATGAGGCCGGTGATGGTCGCGCTCAGCGTGTCGATGACGGCCTTGCCGTTGGCCTTGGCCTCGACCAGCTTCGCGCCGGTGGTGATGAAGGAGTCGAGCGCCTGCACGGCGCGCAGCGATTCGGTGAAGCTGAGGCGTGCCCGCACCTGCGCCAGCAGGTAGCGGTCGGCGCCCTTCGCCGCCCACACCTGGCCGACGACGTAGGAGGACGACTCCGACTGCGACTCGCCGAAGCGCATGTCCCACGAGGCGATCGTCTTCTCCAGGCGCATCGGCAGCGTCTCCTCGCGCCAGCGCTTCCACCAGTGCCGCTTGAACATCCCGCCTTCGGCCGGGGCCGGGCGCTGCTGTAGCTGCCCGGCGTAGCCGTAGGAGCCCTGTTCCTTCAGGAGCTCGGCAAGTTTCTCGTGGCCGAGGCGCACCGGCTCGAGCAGCTCGCCCTCGCCCTTGCGCCGGTCGCCCGCCAGCTCCCACCCGCTCGGCAGGGTGACGCTCTCGGGGTAGACGAACGGGTGCGACGGCTCGTAGGTGGCCGGAAGGCAGAGGTGGTGCCAGTCCCCGCGCTCCAGCAGGTAGCCGGTCAGGTCCTCCTCATGGAGGCGCTGCATCACGATCACCGCGGCGGCCCGGTCGTTGTTGAAGCGGGTGGACATCGTCCCCGACCACCAGGTGTTCGCGTGCTCGCGCTTCGCGTCAGAGCGGGACTGGTCGGCGGAGAGGGCGTCGTCGACGACGATCCGGTCGCCACCCTCACCGGTGGCCATCGCGTCGACCGAGGTGGCGAGGCGGAATCCCGTCTCGGTGTTCTCGTATTTCCCCTTCGCGTTCTGGTCGGAGGTCAGCGTCCACGGCTCCGGCTGCAGCAGGCGCAGGACGCCCTGGTAGCCGATGCGCTGGAAGATCGTCCCCTCCTCGCGCCCGCCCTTCGATTCGATCAGGCGCCGCATCTTCAGCGAGTCGCGGAGACTCAGTTCCGAAGCGTAGGTGGCGAAGAGCCAGCGGAGCGAGGGGTGCTTCAGCCAGTCCCATGAGGGCCAGAAGACCGCGGTCGTCAGGCTCTTCATCGCCCGCGGCGGGATGTTGATGATCAGGCGGCGCAGCTCCCCGGCCGAGACGGCTTCGAGATGCTCGGCCATCACGTCCACATGCCAGCCGTCCACGAAGGGGGTGGCGGGCTCCAGGATCGGCCACGCCTCGCGGATGCAGGTGCCGAGGTTGGCGGCACAGGCCTGCGCCAGCGCGCGGTCCTCGTCGGGCGGCGGGTCGAAGATGTCGGCCGCGACGGCGAACGCGTCGGGCGGCTCAGTTCCTCCCAGCAGCATCGCGGGCCTCTTGACGTTCGGCGTGTTCGATCATCTCGACGGCCTCGCGCATCTCGGTGGTCCAGGGCACGAGCGTGAACGTGCCATCGTCGTCCGGCTCAGCGGCGCCGGTCCCGAGTCCTTCGACCTGCGCGGTCCGCCAGCGTCCGCCTTTGCGAGAGGGCTTGACGGAGAGGACAAGCCAGCACGATCCGGTCGTCTCCCGGATGACGATGTCGCCCTCTTCGGGAAATGCCTCATCGGGCCATTCGAACCAGAGCCAGCGGTGGACGAGGCCCGGGATGCAGCCCCTCATGCCGTCAGTTCCCGCCCCGCACTCGACATGCGCATCAGGTGCTTGCGGACGACTTCGGGGGCACGAGGGTCGTCGGCGACGTCGAGGTCGACGAGGATGCCCTTGACCGCCTCGGCCATGAGGCTGCCCTGCGCTTCGGCCACCCGCACCCGTCGCTCCTCGAGGCCGGCGGCGATCGCCACCTTGGAGTAGCTGACGAGGCGGTCCATCGCCTTGGCGCGGACTTCGATCCAGATGTGGAGGGCGGGCGGTCCCTTGGTGGTCTCGACGACGCGCTCGCTCAGGGACTCGGCGCCCTTTTCTTCCTTCAGCGGGCGGTCGACGACGGTCGTCACGGGCCCGACCGCGTCCTCGGGCTGGAGTTCGGCGATGCGCTCGGAGGCGTAGGCGACTTCGCCGCCGGTGATGCGGATGCACTCCAGCAGGGCGACTTCCGGGGTCAGGTTCTCCAGCGGGGCGCCCATCACCGCGGCCTCGCGGCGGGCGAGCTGGACGGCGCCGGTGACTTCGGCCTGCGGGGAGGCGCCGCCGTGCTGACGGCAACGGCCGATGCCCTTATGGCTCGTGCCCCAGCCTGCCGTCCTGCCACAGGGCTCGCCCTGACGGTTCTCGGCGCCGCAGTACTTGGGGTCGGCCGGTTCCATGAGGTTCAGCCGTGCTGCCGGATGACGGCGGTCCCTTTCGGCAGGGTCGCCAACCCGGGGCCGTCGGGGCCAGCGACGATGCCGCCTCTCGCGTAGTCCCCATCCAGCCCACGCCGACTAGGCGTCAGCGCCCGACCGGTGTTGGCCTCCACGGCTACGGCCCTGTCGTCCCAGAGCTCGACCATGTCGAAGTCCTTGACGCACGTCGCGGGGAGTGGGGTGCCGATGTGCTCGCGGGTCCACTCCCGGATCGCGTCGGCCACCTCGTCCCCGCCCTCGAACATCCTGGCGGTGAAGATGCGCACCTGTCGACCTTCGTCCAGCCAGCGCCTGACGCGGTCGACCATGGCGGGGATGGGGGCGCCGATGGTGGTCGGTCCCTCCCACTGGTCGTACTCGGCGAGGGTGCCGTCGAGGTCCACTCCGATCCAGCCGGGGTTCATCCGTCAGCCCCGCGCGCCAAGTCGAGCACTGCCTTGACCTCGGCAAGCGCCTCGCCGTCGACCTCGATGCTCTGCGGCATCAGCGTCAGGACGGTCGAGTTGATCTCGCCGACCCCCACTGCCAACTCCACCTTGGTGGTGAAGTCCGAGATGTCGTGGCCGTCGAGGATGACCTGCGCTCCTTCGCCGGTCGGGCCGTTCGTCTTGATCTCCAGCTTGCCGAGGCTCATGCGAAGCTCCAGCGCGCCACCCACGGGCCGTCTTTCGGGCCGGGCGTGGAGCGCACCACCACGCCTTCGCCGCGCAGCCGGTTGAGGATCCGGACCACCCGTGAGCAGTCGGTGCGTCCGGTCTTGCCCTGGGGCTCGCCGAGGCGTTCGGCGATGTCGTGGGCGGTCTCGTTGGGGCGGAGTGCTTCTAGCACCCGCTCCGGGGTGAGGTCGAGGTATTGCATTGGGAGCCTCCTGCGCCTGGAGCGGCGCTGGTTGTGAATCGAAGATGTCCCAGCGGATGGGCGCCGGGATGTCCGGCGGTTCTGCGCTCTACGAAGCGCTTGACAGCCGCCGTGGGTCGCGCGATGTCCGGGGCGATGTCCCAAGCGGCGGGCGCGGAGAAGTCGGGCCGCCGCGGTCCGTGCCCTTCGAGCGCGGCGGATGCTTATGTCGGCGGGCGTCCGGCTGCCACCGGGACCGATCTGTCGAGGGCACGACCGATACGCAGCCACCGGGCACCCGCTGTGGGCGTGCCGAGCAGAGGGCTGCGTCGAACGGTCCGCCGAGCCGGGTGAAGAGGGCCGGTGGCTCAAGGCGGACCGAGAGGGCGGACGCGCTCGCCTCCGGGCTGGCAGGAGTTGACGAGGCTGCGCGTCCTATGGCGACGGCGGGACTCGAACCCGCGATCTCCTGGTTATGAGCCAGGCGAGATGCCGCTTCTCCACGTCGCGTCGATGTATGCCAAGCGTCTCGCCTTCGACCACGCAGAAGTGGTCGGCATCGCTTGGGCTTACGCCTCTTCTCTCGTCCCTGTCAGAGCGAGTCGGCGCTTACTCGGATGAGGATCGATCCCGGTTGCGGACGTAGCTGTCCTACCTGCGGGAACGGGTGCAACGATAGCCATTGCACCCGGACGACTCAGTGGTTCTGGGCGCGATCTTGCAGGCCGAGCAGCTACAGGCTTCCGTAGAGCTTGCGCCGTTGGGTGCCCGTCATGGCGAGCAGCATCCCTGCGAGGCGCGCCCCATCGACGTCGGCCTCGTCGATCGCCGCGTGGGCGCAGAAGACGATGCTGCCCTCCTCCAGGTTGCCGTCGCCGAGCGCGATATGGAGCGGTCCCCAGACGTAGGAGCCGCGTTGTTCGAGTGCCGCGTTGTAGGCCTGGGCGAACTCCAGCACCTGCGGGACCGTCGGGCGGTCGCGGGGCTTGTCGGGGATCGGGCCGCGCGCCATCAGCGTGATGCGAGGCGCCCACGGACATGGCCTTTGAGCGCCACGCGGGTGCCCCCCATCGCCCTCAGCGAGGCTGCAAGGTTCGAGGCAATGCGCCTTTCGGCATCCTGGACGCTCTGCTCGGTGGCGAGGCGCGCCTGCTCCATCTTGAGGCGGTCGTTGGCGCGCCGGACCGTCTCGGCGTTGGGGAAGTCGGCGAGGGACATCAGGTTGCCTCGGCCGGCGCCCGGTACCGCTCGCGGATCTCCTCCAGAGTGGCTTCTGCCTCGCCCTCCCCGGCGCGGTTGTAGCGCACGAACTCCGCCGCAGAGTCATCGTCTCGGGCGCCGGGCCAGAGCGCGCTGTGCCCGCGTTGCTCGCACCGCTCCAGACGTTCGGGGGTCTCGTGCTCTCGGGCGCGGCCGTACTCATCGCGGAGGTAGGCGATCATCTCCTCGCGGGTCAGGATCCAGGTCACGGGCGCATCGACGACCGTTGACCACTCGACATACTCTTCGTCGGCGAGCTTGACTAGGCAGCGACCCATCAGCGCCGTGCCTTCCACCGCGCCAACTCGA